ACAGAAACTGATAACATTATCTAGTTTAATAGCATTAAATAACCGATATACATCAATATCATTCTGTGTCCCTGAAAATACCAGATTCTTATATATAGTTTTATTATTGTTTTCCTCTAGCTCACTATTGTATAATTTGTTCTCTGTTTTAACCAGATCTTTAATTATCTGGTCATATTTTTCGGATGTTGTTGGGTCTTTTTTGATAAATGGGAAATATATTTGTTCAATATATTCATTTTGGATTTCATCATTATTTTTAAAATCCGCCCTGGCATCAAGTGTTAAAATAGAACTTGTTGTGTTTTCTATACGTTCTTCGAGTTCTGGTGCTTCACATGCTGGTATATCTATATATTCGTATAAATCATTATAACATTTTGATAATTTTTTAAGATAATCAATTGATATTTTGTCTTCTTCTTTACGACCTCTTGATTTTATTCTTTCAAAACTTGTTGAAGGGTCACATTTTAAAAACACAAACATATCAATATATGTCCTAAGGGATATTGTATAAGATAACCAGTCAAACCATTCGGTATATATATTCCATTCCATTTTATTCATTAATCCAGAATCATAACAATTTTGGGCGAAACAATATCTGTCTGCATAAGGACTTCTCTCAACAACCCTTATAATCTGATTATTTTCTGGATTTATACATTCCATCAATACTTTTGTTCTGTCTATAAACACTTTGCTTTGAAAAGTATATGAATATCGATTCATATCTTTATAAAATGCATCGAGTATTCCAGAATTAATCCATTCTTCAACTGGTTCCGGAATGAATACCCAATCCTTGAATTTATTCTTAAGAATATCTATCATTGTTGATTTTCCAACTCCTATTGAACCATCAATACATACTGTAAAAATATTATTCTTCATTACCCACTTAATATTATTGACAAATTTTTAAATATTTAAAATTTAACATATTAATTAATATATTAGATGTAATAGTTATTTAATATTAATTAATATCAAAATTTTAATATTTTTTATAAGTATAATTTAATGGAAAACTTAACAAATAATAAATTCTTAAAAACAATTATTGATAATAATGACTTATCTGAAGAGACCAATATGCCTAAAATGCAACACATTATTGCATTATATGTCACACAATTATTTAATAATTTATTTCCATCTGATTCGGGGATATTACAAAAATTTGGAATGTTATTAATGTTTTTAATTCATATAATTGCTACAGCATTTTTAATGTTAGGTTGGTTATTACCAAGTAAAATTTTGATATTTCATGTAGTTTTCTGTGTATTAACATTGATTTCAATTAAATTAGGAAATGGTACCAGTTGCGTTTCCAATATAATGAAAAATATGTTTAACATCCAAGACTATGATGAAGTAGTGAGTTTAGACGTAAATATATGTAAAACAGCAATAATCATATCTATGATACTATCTATACAAGGTATTGTATTTAAGAGATATTCTTATTATTCTCTTGTATTGGGATTATTAAATGATATTGAATTTTTACACTGAAAATGAAAAAAAAATAAATATTCATATTAATGGGATTAACGCAGTCATCACCCATAGAAAAAACTGATGGAGATAATAAAGATAAAACGGAAATTGTAGTTGAAAATGCAGTTGACAATGTAGTTGATAATGCTATTAATAATACAGTTGATAATGCTATTAATAATACAGTTGACAATGCTGTTAATAATACAGTTGATAATACAGTTGATAATGCTGTTAATAATACAGTTGATAATGCTGTTAATAATGTAGTTGATAATGCTGTTAATAATGTAGTTGACAATGTAATAGATAATGATATTGTTGTACTATCAACTATTTGTGAAGATAAGAATAAAAAGATAGATTATACATTAAAAGAGAGTATCGATTCATTTGTTGCTAAAATTATTAAAGAGGCTGCAATAGAAGCATCTAAAAAACAATCTAATATAAATCCAAAATATAGGGAATGGTTAATGTATTTAAGAAAATGGACTGTTCTAGATACAAAAAAAAATAAGGATTTAATACTTAAAACAATCGATAATGATATCGAAAATAATATTACAAATAATGCCGATACATTTGGATTAATATATAATAAATATTATAATAATTATTGCTCATTAGGTAAAGTTGCATTTGATATTACACGTACAAACTTTAGAATAAATGATTCAAATATTATGATAAATATTACAAAGAAATTATGATTAATTTTATTTATTTATTTATTTATGAAATTTTATTTATTTATGAAATTTTATTTATTTATTTATTTATTTATTTATTTATTTTGAGTTTCAAATTATATAAAATATTATTATACTTTTATATATGTCTAATCGACTATTATCTATATCACCTATAGATGGAAGATATCACAAAAATGTAAAAGTAGTATCTAATTATTTTTCAGAATATGCATTAATTAAATATCGAATATTTGTTGAAATATCATATTATATTACTCTTATTAAAACACTAAAAGAGAAAAATGAGAAACTTCCTATTCCAATTAACAATGGAGTACATTCAATGATAGATGTATTCAATATTATAACATCTTTCAATATAGATAATGCTATTAGTATTAAGGAGATTGAAAAAGTTACTTTACATGATGTTAAGGCAGTTGAATATTTTATAACTAAACTGGAATGTATAGATTACCCAAGTATGGTTCATTTTGGTTTAACTTCGCAAGATATAAATAATGTTTCATTAACGTTAATGGTTAAAAATTTTATTCAAGATATATTAACAAATGAACTTTATACGTTACAAAAATTAATTTGTGACGTTTCATTATCTTGGTTAGAACATACCATAATTAGCAAAACACATGGTCAATCTGCATCTCCTACATCATTGGGAAAGGAATTCGCAGTATTCTTGGAAAGAATTATATCTCAAATAAAAAATTTAAATAATTCAATATATAGTACCAAATTTGGTGGTGCAGTTGGAAACTTTAATGCTCATTTAATTGCATATCCTAATATAAATTGGTTAGAATTTGCCGACAACTTTATCGAATTAATTGGATTAAAAAGACAACAATTTACTACACAAATAGAACATTATGATGAACTTGCATCTATTTTTAATACGCTTTCACGTATTTCAATAATTTTAATAGATTTGTGTAGAGATGTATGGTTGTATATATCTATGGGTTATTTTAAATTAAAAACTAATCCCAATGAAATTGGTTCATCGACTATGCCTCACAAGGTAAATCCAATAGATTTTGAAAATGCAGAAGGAAATCTTATGTATGCTGTTTCAATATTTGATTTTATTAGTAGAAAATTACCAATTTCAAGATTACAAAGAGATTTAACAGATTCAACAGTATCAAGAAATATAGGTGTTCCTATGGCACATATGTTGTTATCAATTAAAAATATAATAAAGGGGATTAATAAACTTGAACCAAATATTGAAGTGATAGAAAGAGACATTAATAATAATAATATTGTAATTTCAGAAGGTATACAAACAATATTACGCCGAGAAGGACATCTCAATGCATACGAAATTATAAAGGATGCAACTAGAGGTAAAGATATAAACGAGATGAATACAATAATATCTGACTTAAATGTTTCAGATACATTAAAAGAAGAATTATATAATATAAATGTGTATAATTATATAGGTTTTAATGAGGTTAATTTAGAAAATGAGGTTAATTTAGCAGATAATGTTAATTTAGAATAATTTATACTAGTAGTGCGTATTCTGGGTCAGAAGGTTCTAGTATTTTATATTCAAAATCATTTTCAATTAGTAATCGCTCTAAGTTTTCTCGATTATTAGATTTTCCCAAATCAAGACCTATTAATGCTGGTCCAGTTTCAATATTTGATTTTTTTGTATATTCAAATCTTATTATATCATCGTCAGATGTTAATACCTTTTCGACAAATTTTTTAAGTTGTCCAGGTATTTGATTAAATTTAATTATAAGATAAAATCGCATTGAATAACCAATCATATAATTATTGATAATTTCAGTATATCTAGTATAATCATTATTTCCACCACTTAATACACATACTACATTTTTTCCATATAATATGTTATTTGGTAATCTATCTAATACACATATAGGAAGTACTCCAGCTGGTTCAGCAATAATACCTTCATTGTCATATAATTCCAAAAGTTCCTTTGATACTAAATTATTATCAACTAAAACAATTTTATCAATAAGATCATTAGATACTTCAATACATTTTTTTCCAGGATTTCCTACACTTGCACCATCAACAAATGTATCGGTTACATCGATTTTTCTATATTCACCGAATACGAAAGTTTCCATAAAAGAAGGACTTCCAATAGGTTCTCCGCCAAATATTAGAATATTATTTTTAACGTGTTTTGAATGTGCAGTTATCCCCGATATAAGACCTCCACCACCGATTCCACATATTATAATATCAGGATCTATATCTTCGAATATTTCGACAGATATTGTACCTTGTCCTGTTATAACATCATAATCATCATATGGATGAATAAAAGTCATATTTTTTTTCGAACAATAATTTTGTGCATTTAATAGAGTATTATCAAATGTTTTCCCAACAACAATGAGTTTACCATCATCTGATAAAAATTTCTTAATACGATTAATTTTTTGCAATGGAGTTATTATAGGTACAAATATTTTACATTTAATACCCAGATTTGAACAAGAATATGCTACCCCTTGTGCGTGATTACCTGCACTAGCACATACAACACCTCTTTGCTGTGCATTCTTGCTTAGATTCATAATTTTCCATAATGCTCCTCTTACCTTAAATGAACGCACACTTTGAAGGTCCTCTCTTTTAAGATAAATATTACAATTGTATTTGTTTGATAAACGATTACATTTTATTAAGGGTGTTTTAATTACCATATCAGTCTTACGCAATTTATTACTCGCATTAATTATATCAGATGCACTTACTTTTTCTGACATCTGTTATATAGAATATATATTCTTTAAATTTAAAATAATATAATATTTAAACTTTATAAATATAAATATAATATAATAGAGTTTATGAAAAACGCAAATAAAATCAAAATTGATAGCGTTTTTCGAGAAAAACTTGAACTATTATGTGGAAATCATATCGGGGTATCTTCAAAAATTAATTCTGACAAAAATATATCTCATCCTCCACCACCTCCACCTCCACCACCTCCACCTAAAAATAAACCAATAATAACTTCTCAATCCCCTTCCAAAATGTTATTATCACAAACTTCTGAAAATACACAGTGTGGTTCATGTGTTGTAAATGAAAGTATAAATACAATTCAAACAAATAATATCGAATGTATTAATTGTTATCGTAGTAGAATTTCATATTACGAAACAAGACAGAGATTAAATAATAAATTAGATATATTTGCTGAAAAAATTATAGATAATTGTAAAGATCTTTATCTAGAAAATAATTCAACCAACGATAATTCAAACAAAGAAAATTTAAACAAAGAAAAAAATACAAATATCAATAAATATAAAATAGAACTTGATACAATGATTAATTCAAATGTAATATATTGTATTATGGGTATATTTATCGGTATTTTTACAGTATTTACTTCTAAAATAATATTATAATATTACTTAATAATTAAAATTATATACAACAATATAATTTAGTTGTATATTATAGAATGAGTGCAATTACTGGTGGGTTAATTCTAATATTTGCTGGAGTTGCAAGTTCTGGATTAATTAGTGGATATATCGAAAAAAGAAAATGGATACATAAATATAATGAAGTTAATTGGGATTTTGATTTTGAAGAAGAATCACCAATGGAATTTGATAAAGATTATATAGATAAAATAGTGAAAATAAATCCAATTAATACATAACCTAATTTAATATATAACTTAATTTAATAAATCACTACTTTTTAATTAAAAGATATAATATTAATAGTATAACAAGGAATATTAATATTCCTATACCTATTAATTTATAATTTTTCATACATAAATTTCTTCTTAATGTTCTTGTTGAACGACGAAATATAGTTGATTGTTTTTCAAGTTCATTAGTTCGGTCTATAAGGTCATCTACCTTTTCACCTCTTACAATTATTTGTTGAATATTTTTAGACATTACATCTTTTGTGCTATCGACTTCATTTCGTAAAGTATTAATTTTTTTATATCTATCATCATCAATGGAACTCATTGATAATAATTAATTATAAATCTTTATATAATACATTTATTATATTTATTTTTTTTTATCATCTTTCTTTGGTTTTTTATCATCTTTCTTTGGTTTTTTATAATCTTTTTTGGATTTTGGTGATTTGGATTTTGGTGATTTAGAACGTGATAATTTGGATTTTGATGAAATTGCTCCTTGTATTTTTTTGCATCCTACGGTACCTATACTTATTTTAGGATGTATCATTTTTGATATTATACTATCTGGTGAAAATATAAATTGTGGTCTTGGTACAGAAGCAACTTGTTTATTCTCCCAACCAATCTTTTTGAGTGCCTTTTTCATTTTAGTATCAAATTTGGACTTTGAACCAGATATTTTTTTATTAACTTTCTTTCCAGTACTATCTTTATAATGAACTTTTCCCTTTTTTTTACCAGTTTTGTTTTCGCTTAATGTATAACCTTTTACTTGTGAATATTTTTTACCGTTTTCGATTTTTGTAACACTTGAATATGCACTGCTGAATACAACCATTATTTATTATAACAAAATATTTTAAAATTGTTATATTATATTATTTATTTATTTAGACTTAAATAAATGGATTTAATTATAAATTAAAATGGATGATACTAAAGATAGTATCAAAGATAGTACCAACGATAGTACCAACGATAGTACCAACGATAGTACCAACGATAGTACCGAAGACTGCACTGAAAGGAATGATGGATTTATTTCTACCGAAAATAATAAACAAGAAGACACTTCCGAACACAATATCGATGCTCAACAAGAACATAAAGCGAATGAAATAGTTCAAGAATTTGCGGGTTTTCTTGAAAAATATGAAAAAAATGTAATGCAAATTGCAATTACTGCACGTGGAGAACGTGGTATAGGTGCTTTATATCTTGATATAAATGCTGGAAAGGATGGTCGAATGAACACAATATATTTTCCAATAGACCAATTTCCAGAAGGTCTTGATACATTAAAACATGATATACTTAATAATCCAGCAATTGATACTACTGTATATATACTTATGGTTTCTGGTGAAAAATCTATTGTTTTACAACGAAATCTAACTGATAAATAATTATTTATGTGTAAATTGTGACATTTGTGAAATAGCATTATGTAATTCATTATTTTCAAACATATTGCTGTATCTATTTAATTCTGAACTATGAAATGGACTAGGGTTTATAATGTATGAACGCATTAAATGTGAAAAGCGTGGACCCCATTTTCTAGTCCCAATTCGTGCTGTTATAGAACAATGGTCTACCATATAATCAATTCCGTGTTTAAACATATGTGGATTTAATGAATCAACTGCTTCTGTTACAGACTCGTTGACAATCTCTGAATACAAATGTCCATTTTTTGCAAGAATATCTGCCTGTGCGACCATTGTTGCAATATATACTCCCGCTGAAAATGATTTAACTAAATCAGCATTATATTGAATGCTTTTAAACATATCATCAGTTGATTTAATTATGTTTTTATTTGTATTTAGGTTATGATGTGATTTCCAAAAATTAATATTTCCACTTAATGAAGGCATACACAAACTCATATCTTTTCCTTCATAACGTTCATTTGCAAGAATAACACTATGGATTTCGTTTCCAGATTTAACCTCATCATATATCTCTTCAAGTAATTGATACATTACTGGATAAGTTGGGACATATGCTTTATAAAATTCATCCATCGATGGAATAATAGTTCTATCACCTAATGCTCCCATAATACCATTTTGGGAAATACTTTCTGATAAATTACCAGTTATATATTTTGCAGTTAATTTATATGCATCATTACTGTCAAATCCTCTGTTCATAGCATAAATACCAAGACCATCAACTATTCCATAAAGAGCACCTAAAAGAATACCCCTTTCGCCGAATATGTCTGATCGATATTCATCTTTTAGGGTTGTAGTAAATACATATGGAGACCCAACACCATATGCCCATCCTAAAGCAGTTTGCATAGCATTTCCTGTATAATCTTGTTCGACTGCAATACTACTATTAATACCAGAATTTCGTAAGTAATATTGTCTTACAGTTTCTCCCATACCTTTGGGACACATTCCTACTACATCAATATCATTTCTAAATTTTTCCTTAACTGAGTTCATATATCCAACTAAAAATCCGTGTGATAAACCCAATGTTGAACCAGATTTCATCGAAGATGTAATTTGTTTATAATTCTTAACTTGAGCACTATCTGATATTAATAACATTACAACATCTGCATCTTTAACAGCATTATCTACAGACACTGGATTAAATCCAGATTGAATAACATCTTTTTTCGAACTTGAATTTTCACGAAGTCCTATTGTAATTTTGTTATCTAAACCAAGACCTCGAATCGAATCTCGCATATTCATACTTTGTGCACTTGCTTGAGGTCCCCAACCAATAAAACTAATTTTAGGGTTTTTTTTAAACATTTCTGTCATCACAATTTTATCCAATTGTTGTTTTCTAGAAAAAACAATATTTTTAATACCATTTATAACAATCGATGTCGCATTCTTATACATTTTAATTAAAACACTTAATATTTTTAAATGATTTTATTAATTGTTTATTTTTTACATTCTATTGCTCTACAATAAGGACATATTAAGTCCGTTTTATTTTGTATACATATTTTAAGCCATTCTAACATACATTTATAATGATATATATGACCACATTTTAAAACTGTATCAGTTCCTATTTCAAGACATATACTGCATTCATCATTATTATTAAAACTATTATATATAGGTATTAAAGAACCTGGATAAACAAAACAATTTTTTTCATTTTTTTTACTAAATAAATGATTTCTATAAGTTAAATTATTACTATTAAATAATATTTGATTATTGGGTGAACTACTTTGAGAATTATTCTGTAAATTATCTTCGCTATTAGGCATATAATTTATTTGATAAACTCTGTTATCTTGATTATTTCGGTTATAATCGGAAAAAGATATAAATTTTATTAAGCATGACATACAAGTCATTATTAATAACTGTTTAATACAAAGATAATAAGTTAATACATTAATACGTCATTACGTTAATACTTTATTACGTTACATTATTTAATCAACTTCTTCAATATGTGGTCCAGGGTCTGATGCTGATGCTGATGGTGCTTCACTTGAATGACTTTGTTCAAAGTTATTTCCTTCTTGGAAATTAGATTCTCCTTGTGTAGCACCACCTTTCTTTTTATACACTTCCGCTAATACTGGATTAAATACACCTTCTAATTCTTTTTGTTTATCTCTGAAAACATCAACTGAAGAATCATATGTTTCAGTATCTAACCAACTAATCGTATCATCAAGTTGTTTAAGAAGTTCATCTTTATTAGAAACATCACTATCTGATAGTTCCGATATACTTCTTCTCATATTATAAGTATAATTTTCTAATTCATTACGTGCATCAACTGATTCACGTTTCTTTTTATCATCTTCTTCATAATCTTTTGCTTCTTGAACCATTTTTTCAATTTCTTCTTTTGTAAGTTTTCCACAATCATTTGTAATAGTAATATTATTCTTCTTACCAGATGCTTTATCTGATGCAGATACATTTAATATACCATTAGCATCAACATCAAAGGATACTTCAATTTGAGGAACACCTCTTGGTGCAGGAGGTATACTGGATAATTCGAATTTACCAAGATTATGATTATTTCTCGTAAATTCACGTTCACCTTCAAAAACTTGGATTAACACAGTTGTTTGATTATCTGAGTATGTGGAGAATGTTTGTGATTTAGATACTGGAATTGTAGTATTTCTCTCAATTAATTTGGTCATAACACCTCCAGCGGTTTCAATACCCATTGATAAAGGAATTACATCAAGAAGTAATAGATCACTTGTTTTTTCTCCGCCACCTCCAGAAAGAATGTGGGCTTGAATTGCAGCACCAGCCGCAACAACTTCATCTGGATTCACACTCTTGTTTAATTCCTTACCTCCGAAGTATTCTTTAATTAAATTTTGAACTATTGGAATACGCGTTGAACCACCAACAAGAACAATATCGTCTACTGAACTTTTTCCTACACATGCGTCACGAAGAACAGATGTAATCGGTGAAATTACACCACGGAATAAATCCATACACAGATTTTCAAATTTAGCTCTTGTTAGGTTAAAACTAAAATCAATACCATCAACAATAGAATCAACTTCAATAAGAGTTGAAGTACTGGTAGATAATATTCTCTTTGCCTTTTCACACGCAGAACGTAATCTTCTCAATGCTCGGGCATTATTATCTTTAGTTAATACTTTTTGATGTTTGTTTTTTAATTCTTTTAACATAAATTCTACGATACGAGTATCAAAATCTTCGCCACCAAGATGTGTATCACCGGCAGTTGCTTTAACCTCAAAAATACCATCATCAATTGATAAAAGTGATACATCAAAAGTTCCACCTCCCAAATCAAAAATTAATACATTTCTTTCGCCACTTCCCTTTTTATCCAGACCATATGCAAGAGCGGCTGAAGTTGGTTCATTAATAATACGCATACAATTTATACCAGCAATTTGTGCAGCATCTTTTGTAGATTTACGTTGACTATCATTAAAATATGCCGGTACGGTAATTACAGCATCAGTTACATCTTCACCTAAATATCCAGATGCAATTTCTTTCATTTTGGTCAAAATCATAGCTGAAATTTCTTCTGGTGTAAATTTTTTCATCTCTCCTTTGTATGAAACATTAATTGTAGGATTGTTTTTAGAATCACCACGAACATCAAATGAAAAATGTTTTATATCATTTTGAACAGATTCATCACTATATTTTCTTCCAATTAATCTTTTTGCATCAAATACTGTATTTTTAGGATTCTGTGCCATTTGATTTTTTGCACTGTCACCAATTAATCGATCATTTTCATTAAAAGCTACAATCGACGGCGTTGTTCTATTCCCCATATCATTTGCTATAATCTCAAAACGCTCATTTTGCCATATAGATACACAAGAATATGTAGTTCCTAAATCAATTCCGACTGCTTTTCCCATTATCAATTTATTATCGATAAATTTTTAAATGCTTTTTAAAATTATTAGATTATAAATTTAATAAGTTGATTATTGATTATTAGGTGATTAATATTATTCAATTATTTATAACTTATAATGTTTTAATAAAAATTGATATGCTTTATTTATGTTCATAAACAATTCTTCATATTTCTCTTTTTCTTTAGGATGCTTATCTGGATGCATAAGTAATGCTTTCTTTCTGAATGCTAAAATTAGTTCTTTCTTAGTAGGCATTTCAGTTTTATCTATATTCAATAAATCGTGACAATCATTAATATTAAGCTCATCATTATTTAATGCTTCTTTATTTTCTAAATAACTCTTTGATTCAAGAGAATGATATATATTTTTATACATATCTGCTATATATGAAATACCGTCATTGTTAAATATTTGTTTTAAAATTGTAAATATATTGCTTGAAAATTTACCAATACATTGTTCTTCCTCACCTAATCTATTTTCAAAGAAATATTCATTAAAAAAATAATTTGGGTCTTCTTTGATTTTTTTTAAATATTGTTTTTTTTTTACTTCA